GCGTCTAGCTTGCTTTCGGCGTTGATGCGGGCGATCAGGATGTCCGTTTCCGCCTTGATGCGGGCCTTTTCTCGCTCAAGCTGCATCTGCATCTCCGCTTTGGCCTGCTCAAGCCGCATTTCCATCTGCATCTTGGCCTGCTGCTGCTGAGCTTCCATCTCCTGACGGTTGCGGTCAGTCTCTTGCTGCATCTGCATACGCATTTGCTCAAGCTGCTGCTGGGACTGAATCTCAGCTTGTTTGATCTGCACTTCCGGAGGCGTCTGAGACTTCGATTTGACCTCTTCGGCCAGTTGCATGTACTCCGGACTACCAGGAGCCAAACCGTACTTCTCCGCAGTCTCAAAGCCCATCGCGTTCGCCACGTCCTCAAAGAGCGCGTAGCCCTTGGCATAGATCTGCGGCGGGGCCATCGTGGCGGCCTGGAGAAGCTGGACTTGGAGTTGGGCCAGCATCATCAGCTTCTGGCGCTTTTCTTCCTCGTTGCCGGTCCCCAGGCCCACACGGACGGTCAGGTCGGTGCGTTCTTTCCACTCCTGCGGGTTCACCGGAACCCACTTGCCTCGGAGTTGCACCATGCGAGCCCGGTCCTGATGGCGGATCAGGATGGAATGAGCTTGAAGTACCCACTCCTTAACGATCGTCTCCGCGAACAAGCGGGTGATCATCTCGATCTTCTGGGATGCGCGGTTCAGGTGCTCAAGGAAAGCGCCCTTGGTCGTCTCCTTCAGGATGTCCGGGTCCATGTCGGAGCCAGGACGAATGCCAGTCCTCGTCTCCTTGACCTTATCCACGTAGTCAACCACCGGGAGGATCTTGTCGATGATGGGCGTGGCCATCACTGGCGAGATCGCATCCCCAATCGGCCCTTCGCCCTTGACCCGGATCACCCCGCCAGGCGTGGAAACCGTGAAGTCACGAAGGTTTGCGCGCTCGTTCGCCAGCCAGCGGTTGTTGTTCGTGACGTAGATGTTGTCGAACATCTGCCGGAACAGCGTGGTCTTGATCTCCTGCAGGTCGGCCAACTCGTCGTCCAGCGATTCGCCCACATGACGATGGGGGACGCGCTTGATCACCCCGCCAGACATGGGAACGGCCGGGATCTGCTCATTCCACTGCGAACCAGGCGGGATGCGGTCGGCTACCGTGACAACCTTGCGCAGTTCAGCAATGCCGTCATCGTCGTAATCAACCCGGACGTAAGCCTCGCAGAACTCGATTTCGTCCATCGAGCGGTCGCCCTGGTTGCCGTAGCTATCGGCCTCGTCGTTTACCGAGTCGCGGGCGTTGGTCTGCTGCTCTCGCTTCTCGTCCAGCGCGGGGAGTTCATCCACAAACGCCCTCGGCATCCCCATTTCCACCAGCTCAGAGCGGGTCTTGCGTGTGACGTGCTCGGTGAAGGGCGAATCCTGCAACGAGCCCCGGCAACGCTTGGAGACTCGCACCTCTTCGGGAGGAACTGCCAGACAAACCAGCTTGCCGCACTTCTTCTTGATCTGCAGGCGGATGTCGAACAGCGACACCGGAACGCCGTCAATCATCGCCTCATGGACATCCTGGCCCTTGATCTCGACTTCAGAACCATACCCTTGCAGGTCGGTAAGCAGCTTCTGCAACTGCTCCAAGGAAAGGCCCGTGTACTCCTCTTCGGAGACAGTCTCCTTCTCCTCCCAGAAGTGCTTGACATAGCAGTTCTTCAGGAGCATCGCGTCTTTGGCGAGGTCGTGAAGGATCATGAACCCGGCGTTGTCCTTCATTAGGACTTGGTTCACGTAGTCCGACTCTTGCTGCGCCAACTGCTCGTCTTCCGGGCCTACCGGGATGAACTCGCCCAGATTGCCCGACTGCACGAAGGCCCGAACGATGGCCGGAAGCGCCCAATCCACAGCCTCAGACAGGTCGCGGGACACCACTTGAGAACGCCCGTCCATCTCGTTGCCATACGGACGGCCGTGGTAGTGATCCATAGCCGTAGCGCGCTGATTGGACAGGTCGCCGTCTTCCGCACCAAGGGAATCATCCCGGTGAGATTGGATGATCTTGACCAGATCGCGCTCGGTGAGCTTCACTTCAGTACAACTCCGTCCATGGACATGCCTTGGGCTTCAAGGGCGAGCTTGACCCGATACCAGCGCTCGCCATAGGGAAGGCTGGGTGATTGGCCGTTCCAGACGCGATTGGCGTAGGCTTGTTCTAGCGACACGCCTTCGGTGATCGGTGCAGCTTCCAGCACCTTCGGCGGCCTGCCGCGTCGTTTGGGTTCGTTCATACGATGTATTTGGTGTTCAGCTTCAGTGGTTCGTCCCACTCTTTGCTGTCGTTGGTCAGGTCGTCAGCGCACATCGCCAGATAGCGGAATGCGTCCGCGCCGTGGCTAAATTCGTCGTGAACAGGCTTGCCTGGCTCGCCCGTTGCGTTGCTCACATGGCGCCGATAGCGCTTCAGGCACTCAATCAGCCGCTCAGCCCTGGTCTTGTTGAAGTACACCCGGGGGAACACTTCCCGGGCTCTCTTGATGCCCGCCTCCACGTCCGTCTGAGGCACCCTGCGCACGTCCCACTTGAGACTGCCCAGCACGCTCGCGTCAGACTTGCCGGTCTGGTGCCGCTTGGCAAAGCCGTCATGTGGCAGCCACGCAGAACCCCAGTTGATCGGCTGGCCATCCAGCTTCAACGCTCGCAGTTCGGCCGAGTAGTCAGCCAGCGTCCTTTGTGATCCCTCGATGTACGAAACGATCCGCACTTCCGACGCCACCCTCTGAGCCAGGATGATGGCCATGGAGTCGTTGAACCCCAGATCCCATATGCAGTGCGTCTTGAGCAAAGCATCGTGGGGAACCTCGCCAATCTTGGCCTGCGCCATCTGGTCGAAGTAGATCGCCCCTTCCACAGCGGGTTTGCACTTGCCTTCCCAGATGTGGTCGTACTCTTCCGGCTTCATCGTGGCCTTGGCGTGCTTGCGCTCGGCCTCCAGAACCTTGGGGAAGTAAGGGTTGTCCCGCCAGTTCACTTCCACGTTCACACAATCAGGCGGCGGCTTGATCGTGAACCGCTGGTGCGTCTCGTCGCTCTCTAGTTGGGGGTTGTAGCTCGCCCAAATCTCTGAGCCGTCTTTGCGAATCGTCGGGATCAGGATGTTCCAGCTGTTCTTGCTGACGCTCTGCGCCTCTTCCACCCAAACGATGTCAACGCCCTCATACGACTTCAGGCTGTCGGCCGTCATGTCCGATAGGCCGGCAAACAGGAACAGTGTCCCGTTACTGCCGCGAATCTCGGTCGCCAGCGGCGCGTACTGTCCGCTCAAGCCCAAGGCGCTGATCTGGTCCTTCAGCAACTGATAGACCGACTGCTGAATGGACTTCTGCACCTCACGAGTACAGAGAATGCGCAGCGGCCGATTTGCCCCTTGAATCAGCAGAGCGCGGGCGATGCTCCACGACTTAGCCGAACCTCGACCGCCCCGGGCCACCTTGTATCGTGATGGCTGGAACAGAAACCTCAGCTTGGCCGGGAATTTGGCAACCGTCTCACTCAAAGATCACCTTTACCGAGTGCTGAACGGCCCCGCCGCCTTCGCCAACGTGCTCCGTCCGATTGAGTTTCGGAGCAGCGAACTCGGCCAGCTTCGCCATCAGGTCCAGCGCCTTGCCGGGGTCAGGCTTGCCGTTCTCGGTTCCGTCGCCCTCAGCAACCAGCAGCAGCCATCGACCCACGTTCTCGCTGTTGTCCTCAAGGAGCTTCTTGACCGTCTCCCGGAACTCGCGCGTAGCCTTGTTGGGTGTTCCTGCTACCCTACCCCCGGTCTTGACGCCCTTCGCCATTTCTGTCTCTACCTGGCTCTACTTTGGATGAGCGCTCACTAACTTACCGCCCGTAGTACAGGTTCACGCTCGCATTCGTCCCGCTGATCGCGGTTACGTTGCCCCGCAGTTCGGTGTAGCGGTCGTCGGAGGTGAAGCTGTCGCTCGTTGCGGTCGTGCCGAGAGTCAGGGTGATGGTGCCAATGACATCCCACGATGCCCGGCCAACCCTGCCCTGCACTTGGATGGTCGCGGAGCCAGAACCCGCTGAGGTCGTGCCATCAGCCTGGAAGGTCTTGACTCCTCTTGCTCCACTCACCGCAGCACCAGCCGCAGCAGTCGTCGCCGCACTCAGCATCGTGACGACTTGAGAATTTTCAGCTGCCATGTTTCTTCCTTTAGGGCTGGATCACAGGATGTCGTTGAAGGTGGCGATGAAGTCATCCGCCATCGTCTCGTATGCA